TTTGCATTCATCGCAACGGCTCATTTCTCCTCCTTCAAATCCTAATTCTCTGGTCTTTTTAATCTCCATTTAGACCATCTTCGTTCATTGTGCCAATCAGGCTTGTTTCCGTTCCAAGAAGCAAATACTTTCCCATTAACCGTATCAATTTCTTTAATGTACACAGTCCATATCTTCCATTTCCCATGAAAAGTATCCATTCCGCTAGCACGTTTTACTTCAAAAACCGTCATTCCAGGTTTTAATTTATCTAATACCATATTAATCCTCTCTTTCCCCCTCCGGCCCCGGTCATGCCAGTCAGGCCGGAAGGTTATGTAATGCCGGACACGCCGGACGCATTACTAATTTAGCTTATCTATTGCTTTCAGAAGCACACACACGCCTTCATTCGTTCCGTACGGGCAATCAGGACATAACGTGTGACAATAGCACTCATCCCATATCAGCCGCCTTAAACACCATCTAACAAATTTCTTAAACATAATTACACCTCCATCAAACTTTGGTTTTCCTGTTTACCATCCGAAAATACAATACCCATCTTCTAGCCCATACTCTTTACAATCCTTGAGAACGTAGGATATTACCCCAACATACCATCTGCCTGTATAGGCTCCGTTTTCAAATTCTCTAAGTAAAAATGTATCTCCGGCCTGGTAGTCCCTATCATTTAACCGCAGTTCAAAACATTTCTTTTCGCTAAAAACATCTTCCATATACAGCGGAAGGATTTTTAAATCATGCTTTGTTTTCCTTGAAAGCTGGATTTGCATTGCTACACTTGTTTCTGATTTTATCATAGTTCCCCTTCCTGCTGTCCTGCCATGGCCCTAAACATGGCCCTGCTCACCATACAGCTTAATTCGTATTCCTGCCGCCTTTTCGCAGCCTTGCAACGATTATTACAATAATTCTTTCTTCGGCATATATTGCATTTTCCATTCTCTTTCCACTGTTCACTACTCATTTCCTGCTCCTTCCTGCTGTTGCAAACAGCCTGTATCAAGCGTCCAGTGTTTGCACTCCGGTTGGGTTGTAGCTGCCATACAGCCCATCATGTGGCGGCATGTCTTTAAGTTGCTATTTCCTATCCGGTAAGCCCTAGCATTACTACAGGCCCAGCATTTTCCCTTTAAGAGATTTATACAACAGGTAATTTCTTCTGGCTCCAATCCAGTATCTTCATACCTCTTTAGACGATCCCATAGACCTGGATAACTTGCCAACTTACTGGAATCCTGAAATCCCAATTTGATATTGCTGGTCAATCTTTTCATATTCGCTCCTTCCTCCGGTAAACCTGCGTTTAAATTGCTTCCCGTATCCGCATAATCTCCCGATCCAGTTTCATATCTACGATTCCCATAACCCGCTCATCATCAATCCCAAGTAACTCTTGGATCTGGGCAATCATTATTGCAACATCGGCGATCTCTTCCGCAATATTCCTTCCAGTCTCTGACAATGCAAACAGTTCCTTGGCATTTCCAGTTTTTGAAAGGCTCTCCCATACCCTATGAAACTTATTAATTGCCTGGATAAGCTCTGCCATTTCCTCTATGCACTGGCGGCTTTGTGATTCGTATCCGTAATGGTTTGCTATATATCTGATCTTCTGGTTTGTTGTCACTGCTCAACCTCCTCTATAAATCTGTATCCCGGCACGCTTATACATCTTGGCTGCACCGGAACCGCCTTTATGATTCCAAGATCATTCATCTGCTGGATATTCTCATGGACTGATTGTTTACTGTGCAATCCAACTCCCTTGCCTATCTCCTGATATGATGGAGCATATCCATGGGATATCATGTACTGAACGATGAAGTCTTTTATTTGCTTGTGCCGTTCCTTCATTATTCCCCCTTTCTGACGCACGCTAATGGCTCAAATTCCGTTCATATTGCCGTCCACGACATTTCTATCATCTAAGCATCAAAACCGCCCAAATGGCTTAATAATCCAATCCCTTTCGCTGAAAGAATATCTCTCGGTATGTAAGGGCAGTCCGTACCGGTCCCCGGTTCCTTCCACGCCGGGCCATATACTCCACCAGTGCCACGTGCCGCAGCTTTCTCACGATCACCGCATCGTTGTCCTCCTTCTGCACATAACCAAGCTTAATGTCTATTGCTTCTGTCCGGTATGTGACATGGTCCCCGATCTTAAGCTTGTCCCTCAATGCATCAATATCTTTTTGCCTGATAATCATATTCACCCTTAATCACCCCTTTAAAAGTTGTATTCGTAAAGGTCATAGTCCTCTATGTACCAATCATCACGGATTTTATAAATCCTGACATTATCCATCTGCTCTGCCGTGAGATTATTCCATGGTACAATGCCTCTAAGTATGTTTCTCATGTATTCCTGGCGCAGTTTGATTTCCTCCGGCTCCATGTTTTTCCCCATGAACTTTTCTTCACCTACACGGAACCTGGCCAGCTTACGGGCTTTCGCTTCGTCCACGTTAGCCCTCCTTCATCG